CGATAGAAGATAAAGTTGACAAGCTCGACATGGGAACATGCAAGAACTTTCTCGTAAGATATTTGGCTGATGTCGAAAATGGTGCTGTTATCCTTGATGCTGAGAAGCAGAGATTCTGGGAAGAATACGAACATTATATTTCGGCCGGGGGCAACTCTTACATTAAAGAGTGGGTCGATAGATTAAAGAAAAAGGGGTTGATATAGATGCGATATAAAAAAGTAGAAACTTATCAATTCGCAGTGCCCCAGGAATTTAAGGCATATCTTGACTTTAAAGCCGATCTGACTGCTTCAGGCGTACGATTTACTGAAGAAGGCGGATCGCATTATCAGACGATTACGCTCGTAACCACGGGCAATTTTGATAAGACAGAGGAGGTAACAAATGCCGGCAATTAAAAAAGAACTCGAACGAATTACAGGTCAGCATACCGAAGACATTGCTGACGGCGCAGGAGTAGTAGCTGAAACTAATCCTCCTCGCGTACTTAACATTGCTATGGCCATCTCAGGCGGTAGGACTCTTAATATTGCCAAAGCTTGTGATATTTTCTATGGAAACGATCCGGCAGACAGCCAGACTATTAATGAAGCAATTTCTCGTGGAGTAAAGGCTGGATCCCCATATGATAGCATCGATGCGATTCTGAGACATCTTGAGAGTGCACCGGAACCAGTAGATCCGTATCCTGTAACACTATTTACTGAAACGGTTACGACTGTTGCTGATACAGCTTATGCACCTCATGCAGAATTTGCTAATTTCACAGGCAATATTACAGGGGAAGTTAAGATTATTGTTAATAACAAACCTTATATTTGTTCTCCTAATGGTGAAGCAGTATGGTGCTATGGTGCTACTTATAACAGTGAGACGAGCACTTATGACTTCTCTCAGTATCCATTCCGGATTGAGAAGGCGCCTTTGTCATCATTCATACGCTTCTCTGCACCAACAGTCGGAACTTATACTGTAACGGTTAAGACACCACAGGAGGCATAACTATGGCAGGAGGAACAACAATAGTTGACAGACTAAATAAACTGTCAGGAAAAGATGCTACCACTATAGCTAAGGCTCTCGAAAATGTAGAGGAAACCGGCATCGGCGGAGGCGGCGGATATAGTATTGATACTAAAAAGATTGAATTATATAATGGTTCGTTTGTAGCAGATTTAGAACCACAGTATGGTAATGCGTATTTAGGATCATTTGACCTAAATACTCCTGAAAATTTACCGGACGTTCTGTACATTACGTACGATGGGGTCGATTACATGTGCGAGAAAAAAGAAGATGATGAAAGTGTTTTATATTATGGAGCTCCGGCGAGTTATAGTTCCGATGATACATTTTACGATTTTTCGCAATACCCATTTAACTTAGTACTTTATTGTGGTGGGGGCTATGCAGATTGCATGTGCAAAGATTCTGGAAGCCACTCGGCTGTTTTGTCCGTGGTTGAAAAAGAAATAAAAGTTACTGATGATTTCACAAAGGCCAGTATGCTCGCTGTAACAGGAAAGGCATCATCCGAGCCGATGTATAAAATCGAGGATACAGAGGTTTTATATGATGATATTATACCAGACGTAGTGAATGCAGGCGACGACGAGGTATGGATCGTATTTGCTAAAGAAAAACTAACTGATGTCTATGAGAAACTTGAACAATACAAGACATATGTAACTCCGTTTATTATAATGTTTGATGGCGTTAAATACGGATCGCAGATGGAATACACTGACTCAACCAATAGCGGCAGACTCGCTTTAAGATTTAACAATGGCGATCCGGACATTTATTTATGCATGGATTTTACTCATGAATTGACCCCGCCGAATTCTTTGCATTTAGAAGATGCTGAAGGCAATCGTATAGATTTGTCTACTTTTGGTTCACACACGTTAAAGCTCGAAATAGAAAATGAAACAATTACGACTTCTGAAGACTTTACTAAGGCTATAAAAAGCGCAACAAGCTTTGATTCTCCTTTTGTCACTGTCAAAGTACAAGTTGATTCCAATAATAATGTGACTAATGCATCGCACACATTCGAGCAGATACAAGAAGCATATAATAATGGAAGTATGGTTACTTTATATGACCAGAGTAATTATGTTCATACGGCTAGCGTCGAAATGAGTATGTATGGTAATAGTTTTGTAGGCATTGCATTCAGTTCTAATGGCAAGATTTACGCGATGAAATACGACAATAACATCTCTGGCACTTGGACCGTAACAAAGAAACAGTTGCAGACTGTTTAGCATATAAAGGAGGATTATATTTATGCCAAATAACTTAAACGAGCCTCGGAGCAGGACTGAAGAAATCCTCCAGAATGCTCAGGGAGTCGTGCCTCAAAGCAGAGTCGAAAAAATACTTGATGCTAAGCTCAATGGAGGAACTATAGACTTTGAACCTCAGAGCAGAGTAGAAGAACTATTGACTCAGCTTCCATAGCACCACTCGGTGCAAAAATGGTGCGCAAAGGTAGAAAAAGAAGTATAAAAATGGATCAGGATAGACCACCCCGGAACATCCTGATCCTTGTATGTTGTTGCAATTATAAGCAGTGAGTTCTTTTGTTTTTGTTTTCTGATTCGATTTACTTCTTTAATACCTATACGTTGAAGAGGAAATGAACTATGTATTTCCTCAGATTTCAACACTTATATTTAGAATAATGCATCCATGGTGCAGATGGCTTTTTGTTTCTGCTCTGCCATTACATCCTGGTAGATATTCATTGTAGTGATCACATTCTTATGACCTAAAATACTACTAACCACTTTCACGTCTATACCGGATTCCAGCGCTCTGGTTGCAAAGGTATGCCTCAGCGCATGCATACCTTTATATTCTAAATCATTTTTAATACAGAAATTCTTCCAGGCGAGGATCGCATTCTGCTGATTGATGATGTTATACCGCATGTTCGGGAATACCAGATTTCGGTAGTTTGCATCCTCGTCTAAAGTGGTCTTATGCCGTCTGAGCCACTCAAGAGTTGTCGGTGCTAAAAAGATTGTACGGACGCCGGCCTTGGTCTTAGGATGCTCTTGAATAGTCATGCTGCCATGGATGGCCACAGCAGTCTTAGTTATATTTACTTCACCTGTTTCAAGATCTACATCGTCCCACGTTAAGGCAGTAGCTTCCCCGAAACGCATACCCGTGCTGATCAGAAAGTAAAACAGCTTTTGGTTCGCCTCCTTTCCCTCTTTACATTTATCTACTATCCTCTTCTGGTCGGCACTGGCATACGCTTCGATCTTCTTAGGTGGTCTAAGTTTATGAAGCTCTACGCCATTATGCGGATTCTTTCCGATGATATTTCGATCAACTGCAAATTGGAGGCACTTTTTCAGCTGCACAGATAATCCGTTTACTGTGGAATGAGAGTAGGTTTTGATTTGGTAATTTTTCCCGGTCGGTTTTTTCAGAAAAACTTTTGCATACATCTCTTCCAGAATAAATGGCGTCAGATCCGTCAGCTTTAACTCTCCGATATAAGGGTATATGTGGTTTTTAAACTGTGCTTCCAAGCGAATAAACGACTGCTCAGTTAACGCAGGCTCCTTACGTGTCTTAAGCCAGTATTCACACCATTCCTTGACTGTTATATTTGATTCTTCAAGAGGCAAACCGCCATTAGCCTGCACTCTTAATTCTGCTAGTTTAGACTCGACCTCCTTCTTAGTCCTACCTGATACGCTCTTACGTTTACCATTAAGTGATATTTGGCCCCTCCAAGAGTTGCCTCTTTTGTAAATGCTACCCATTATTCAATCTCCTTTGTTTTTAATTTCGAGCAGTCTTTTCCAGATTGTTCGGACGTTTTCCATCTTTGTCATTCTGAAAAAATGTCTGCCATTCTTTTTCCCACATTTGCCATCTTGCTCCTTTGACTTGTGGACAATTAGGTTATATTTTTAACCCTACCAACACTATGCCCAAAAGGAGGAAGCAATAAATGCAAACGGATATTGAAATAATAGGTATTAAAGAAGTAACTGAATTATACGGCTTTTCGCGTAAAGAAGCAACACGATTACTTAACACTAAAGGTTGTCCTGTGCTGCCAAGATCATCGGGACAACCATATAGAATAGTTAAAGGAGAGTTCGAGCAGTGGTTAAGGATCCAGAGAGCATAAGAAGACAGTTACTTGAGGAGCTAGTGGAGGCTGGAGAGTTATATTTGAATCTTGACGATTACATTAAGGCACATGGAATGGCGAAAATTCCCAGGGGTAAAAATCGACAAAACATTATAGAGCCGCAATTAGACGTTTTTATACTAAAGAATGATATTTGGATCAAGATTCAGGAATTGGGGCGAAAATTACCTTCTATATAATAGGAGGTATAAAGATATGATTAAACGTAAAAAGATCAACAAAGATCTGCATATGCCACTGGACAAAGAAGAGTATTTTGTGAAGAAACTAAACGATAATGTAAATGAGATACTTGAAGCACTTCTGGAATTAGAAGGCGATGAAGAAACAAAAGAATTCATCGCAAATGAAATAGGTGAAATAGAAGATTTATTCAGAGTCTTTGTTTATAAGAAAGGAATTCCGAAACACTTGGATTATCCGTGGAATGTAGAAGAAATGAGCTAAGTTATATTTTATAGAATCTGATGAATGGGACTGTAACAGGTCCTATTCTTTTTACGCAAAAAATACTATTCATATAATAGAAGGATTAATAATTCGATTAATTCTTCTAGCGATGAAAGGAGTAGAATTATGAAACCTAATTGGTATATTCATACAGTAGCAGATTTCGAAAATGCAAAAACAGAGATGCATGATGTTTATTATTCAAGATATATTGCGTCTTGGGCAGATATTTATCTAAAAGAACTTCGTAGGATGGAGCTTGATGACTCAACAGAAGAGGGATTCAAATATAAATACTTCCGCTTTACAAGAGGCGGGATGTTTGGTGATGAATTCAAAGATTGGTTGAGATCGATTAATCTTACAGAAGAGGAAGTAGATCATATCTACTTTATGGCGACAAATGGAAAATTGGAACTTCAGCAATCGGCGAAGGCATTTATCGATATGGAAGTTGAATAGATACCACGGAGCGGAGATTACTTCGCTCCTTTCTTTTTCGCAAAAAATACCATTCCTATAATAGAAAGATTAACACTTTATTAAATGGAGGTATAGATATGAAAAACGATGATTATAGATTTATAGTTACTTTTAAAACAGAAAGAGCAAGAGACTTATTTGGAAGTTTTGTTGACTTGTTACTTAATCCTAGATATGTCGTGCAACCAACTACGGTTATGCGGTCACAATGGGACATAGAAACAAACTCATCAATCTACACAGGTGAAAGATTTCCTGCACTTGAATTTGTAACCAAAAAGTATAAATTAGCTAAAATCATGTTAAAGTATTGTAATGGAGTAAAGTTTTATAGAGAAATTAATCTTAGAGAAGAATTGAAATTTTATATGAACATTGGATGGTATTAAAATGCAACGCCTGGGAAACTGGGCGTTATATTTTTTCGCAAAAATTACCATTCATATAGTGGAGGCTGGTAGGGATGCCTAGTAATAGCAATGGTGTAATGGTAGCACGCTCGGAGGAACCCGTAATGGGGAATCTGAGAGGGTAGACCCAGAATGGGTAGGCTCCGAGAGACCCGGGTTCGAAGCCCGGAAACCAGTCTTATATTTTTTTTTTCGCAAAAAATACCAATAGCATAATAGAGGAGATTGGAACCTATAATTAATATTTATAGGAGGTAGCAAAATGGCTGAAATGTATTTTACAAGACACTTTGATTTTACAGGCTTAGAAGCTTTAAATAATTTGCCGAGTATGAAAAAGGCAACTGAAGATTTTCTTGGGGAAACATTTTTCCAACTGAGAAACAAAGTAATAAATTCCTTGAATCCACATTATGAAGAATGGAATGATGAATACGAACGACTTTACCCTGATATTCCAGTATGGAATCAGGAAAAAGAGAGAAACAGTGAAGAGTACATAAAATTCATATGTGAGAAGCAGGATGCTATACTTAAGCAGTTTGATAATGATAACCCGTTTGTGAAAATTAGAAGCAGCTTTGAAGAAGATGGCGATTTAATAGGCATAGGCAAAGGTGGACTTAAAGAAGTCACAATAATAATGTATTTTAAACCAGTTTATATTGACAAGTAGATGGAACTTAAAGGTTCCAGTCTTTTTTTCTCGCAAGAATTACACTCCGTATAATGGAACGTATTTTGGTTTTATTGAAAGGAGTATAGCATGGATATTTTTAAGTTACTTGGTTTAAAGGACGAATTTCGTAAGGTGAATAGACATTGGGGCGATAAGATGCCGATGATGACAATGGAAGAGGCCGGCGAACTTATACAGGCTATCAGTAAATTAGAACGCAGTGATGAGCGGACTAACGAACTGGTAGACAATGTATCGGACGAAATGGCCGACGTATTAATCAGCGTCGCGGCATTAAGTTATCGATATGGTATTTCATTTAGCGATGTCATGAACAAAGTAGATAAAAAATTATGTAAAAGATATTAAAGTAAATTAGTTCCGAAGATAACGCCTGGGAAACTGGGCGTTATATTTTTGCGCAAAAATTACCTTCCGTATAGTGGTAGACATTGTAACTCATCTTAAATAATAGGAGGATAGTGAAATGAGTAACAACAATATGGATTATAAGGCAATCGGAGCTGAAGCAGGAGCAATCGTAGGACTCTCGATCCTGGTGAATCTGGGACAGAATCTTGTGATGTATGCTTTGCAACCGGATGTACTTGTGGAAGAAAAGAAGACACTCAGAACTAATAGAGAAATATTAAGAAAGAATTTTACAAAGTAAACCATAAATAAGACACTTGGAAAACCAGGTGTCTTGTTCTTTTTGAAAGGAGCTAAAGTGAAAAAATTCTATAAGGTAACGATTCGGACGCGTGATATTTTCAACTTCACCACGTCAGTTGTAATTAAACAGTATGATCCGGAACCAGAGATCATAGGTTTTTATGACTCTAAGGAAGGACAGCTTGTGGATCTACGAATCAGATGTACGTTCAACGAACGATTAGTCCTAAGCGTAGCGCTTAATGATTATATTTTAAGAATGGTTGAGGTCGACTCACGTAACAGAGAAATCACAATTGGAGAAAGGATGATAAGAGGATGGATTTAACAATGAACCAGGTTATATTTGTGGCTATTATTGCTTTGCTGTTTATCTTCTGGACAAAAGCAGCATTTAGGGCCGGGGCGAAATACCAGAGAAAGAGTCATACGACAATAGGAGATGTTGATGGGATATTTCACGTAGATACAACAGATCCGAATAAAGACGTATTTTCTCTTGAAGTTACATGCGCATTAGGCGAGTTACCAGAAAAAGAATACATAATCTTTAAGGTTCAGAACGATAGTTCGCAAGAAAAACCGACTGTATAATGGTAGCTATTTCTTAGAGAAAAAGGAGGATAATTATGGCAACTAAGAAAGACGTAGACGTTGATAAGATTGTGGTCGACAGACTTGTTAAAGTGGATAAGGCACTTGACAGTATGACTGTAGGATCAGATCAGTTTGCGAAAGGCATAGAAGCGCTTACAAAGTTAAGCGATGCGCATGCAACACTGGAAGAAAAGAGGATCGACGAGGCTGATAAGGTCGAGAAGAGAGAAGAACAGAAACGTGTAAATGACAACGACATCGAACATAAGGCGTTCGAGGATGCGATGAACATGAAGCGTTATGAAATGGAGAAAGAATTTAAGACCAATCAGAACCGGATCACATTCGGACAGGTAATTGCGCAGTCGGTAATTAACGGAGTTGCGCTTGGTCTGCAGACGAGTCTGACACACAGAGCATTCAGGCAAGAATACCTGATCTCAAATGGAGACAGTTTGTTACCACCGAAGAACGTAGCGAATGAGTTGAAAGGATTCAACTGGTTTGTCAGGAAATAGAACCGAAGTTAAGGCACTTGGAAACAGGTGCCTTTTACTTTCCCATAATACCAAACATATGTTCGCAAAAATTACCACCGGCATAATAGAGGACATTGTTTTGATATTTTTAAGGAGGATAGAATTATGTTATGGTTTTTAATGAGAGTAATAGCTTATGGATTTGAGACGATCATATTAAGTATTATGATATTTTGTCTTATAGGCGTTATACATGAAAAAAGACCGGAATGGTTAGAATTTATATTTACGAAACTTTTCCTCATAGAGGATGACGAGTAATCGCTCGTCATTTTTCTTTTCAGAAGTTATATTTGAAAGGAGCTTAATTATGAAAACATCAGAAAAGATTGTAATCGGTGAATATCTGTTGATCGCTGGATTAGGTATGATCGCATTCGGCAGAGGTGGTTTACTTCTTTGCGAGAGAGTCACAAAACTAGAACGTCAGCAAAAGGTTTTGGATGAGGCGCTCAAAGCAACAATTAAAGAATTACAGCATATTAAGAAGCACTCATAGCTATCCTTCTTTCGCATTGAGATTGGGGCTGCAGTAATGTGGCCCCTTTCTCTCTGCATCAAGGTAGTTATATTTGAAAGGAGCAAATTATGTCACGTATTGAAATGATGGTGAATGGAACAAAGTTTTATATTTCTAATGAACATAGATTCAGCAGCGATTGGCACATCGACAATCTTCCGGATGGTTATACAACTTGGTCGAGTAATCTACTGCACATAATGGCGATTGCATTAGAGCATCTGGGAGAAAACACCATCGCTAATTATCTTAAAGAATGTGAAACTATGACAATTAAGAAATCATTCAGCTATGATGTTTGTCCATATTCTGAGAAGGATTGGACAATTAGTAAAGCAGAAGATGCATTCCGGAAATGGCTCAAAAAAGAGATTGATAGGCATTATCTAGGGCGAATTTCTCTTAACGCATTGTCTAGACCAATATACGAAGATGAGTATGAAGGTTTTGATGAAGACGAATATCTTCATTATTTGATACAGGAAAACATCGGATGGAAGGTAAGCAGTATCAATGATGTTCTCGATCGTCAGCATATGTGCGTCACATTAATACGAAAATGGGGGCAGATTGATCCTCAGTGGGCAATGGAATTTAGAAATCCAACATATACGTCATGTTTCTTTGATCTTGACAAGATGAAAGAAAAAGCGAGAAAAAAGGCCGAAGCTTATAAGGCTTATGAGACTGCTATTAGCGATGCTTATGACGCATATCTCAACTGTGATGAGGACTGATATTTTGAAAGGAGCAAATTATGGATAAGAATGAAGTAATCACTAAACTCGGAAATCTCATTATGACATGCACACCATGCGTAATAGATAAGGAGGAAAAGAAAGTTCTATTTGAAGCATATAAAATTCTGTATGAACAGTCTATGGAAGAACACGAAGAGCATAGCAAGAAATTCTTCGAAAAGATGCGTATGAGACAAGAGGAGATCGACTACCAGCACTGGAAAGACGATTACTGCAAGCAGATGCTTTGGTTCTACGAAACTCTTGGTCTTCGAGATGTTCATGTAGATGGAGACTTTCTCTATGCCGATCAGAATGGGATATTTGGCTACAATCTCAGAAATATGTACGAGCAATTCAAAGCACCAGATGACGAACAGTAGTTCGCACAAATTACTATCCGCATAATAGAGGTATTGGGACTTATATTTTAGAACTTCAAGGAGGATAGTGATATGAAGAATGATCTTAAGACAGTAGCAAAAGAAAGTTTACTGGCACTTCTTACGGGAGGTTTAGGCTTATTCGTATTATTCGTACGAATCGTCTTTACAACCCCAGAAGGACAGAAGCTTATTGAGCGAGATTTAAAGAGAAGAATGAAAGCTTACACTGAAGCAGAAGATAAAGAAGAACCCAAAGCCCAAATAGGCTTTGTAACAAAAGATTAGTAATTCGGAGCACTTGTGATATTTACGAGTGCTCCTTTACTTTCTCAGAAAGGAGGCAATATGTACGTTTACATGGTGAGGAGCGAGTACTACTCGAATGGCCAAGTATACAACGAGGCTATATTTGACTCAGTCGATAAAGCCATTCAGTTCATTAACGAATGGGATCTGGATGAAGAATTTGATGGAGGCGTTCTAATGATCACGAGCGATGAGACTCGTGGAGAAGGTTTGAGTTATATTCGTACGATTGATTATGCAGCATGGTTGCCTGATGAATCGGTAGATCTGTTTATCGATAAGTATGAAGTTAATAGTGTTATTTGCCGCCCAATATGCGGTTAGTTATATTTCAAAAGGAGGAATAAGTTATGGTACCAGCAATTAATCCGACAATCACATTCGCAGGTGGAGTTATATCTATGCTCGGCTCAGTAGCATATGGATTCTACAGGCAGAAGCAGCTTGAGAAAGCTATCGACAAGCTCTCGGAGAATGGAGTGAATGTAGATGTCACAGATCCGCTCGTAAGAGAGATGGTCGATAGAACGATCAAGAGAGAAGTTGGCTGGAGAATGGAGTCTGCTGCGACTCAGGCAATCGCTGAGATCAGATCTGACATGTCGAAGCAGATCAAGACAGAAGTCACTAAGGCTTACTCAGATCTTCGAGGTTCTGTAAAAGAAGAAATGAAGAGGCAGGTAGGCAACATTGATATTTCTGAGATCCGCAAAGAAGTGATCGAGGAAGCAAAAGTCACAGCAGCAGAGAAGTTCAAATCAGATCTGGACTCGATTATCGAGAAGACCGTGGACAACTACAATGCTCAGATCAAACAGGTAACTTCGATCTATGAGAGCATCTCGAATACGCTGCAGGCTAATAACGGTAAAGGAACGACCCTGACAATTGGTTAGGGTCGTTATATTTATGAAAGGAGCAGAATAACATGACTACATTCGTAGAAAGACTTGACAGTCTCAGAAAGAAGCACGAACTCAATGTTACTGAAGCATGCGAGCTTATAGGTGTTCCATACGCGACTTATTACAATTGGGCACATGGGGACTCATTTCCTCGTCCGGATGGGATACAGAAGATCGCTGATGCATATGGTGTAACCACTGCATGGCTGATGACGGGCAAAGAACCAGCGGAGACTCAAGTCGAGAAGAAAGAAGAGCCGGAAAGAGAAGTGGTAACCGAGGAGAAAATCCCTACCAAACCTTCAGAGCCGGCTCGGACGTACAAGATCTATGAGAATCCACAGAGCCGATCATCGCGATCGATTCGTTATCACAGTAAAGACGCCCAGGCATTGCAGGATGTTAATACTGTGATCAATCAGATCAAGTATATGAATGTCGATCGTGATAAAAAGAAGAGCATTCATAAGACTATGTCTGAGATACGAATGGATCTTGAATGCAAAGTCTTCTATGGAGACGACGAGATGTAGTAACTATGGGCGTCAATTACGGCGCCCATTATATTTTAATAAGGAGGACAAGAAAATGGAACAATACACAGAACTACAGCAGTATGCAATGGATTATGTTACAGAAAGAAAAAAGCACATCACTAAACAGATCGAGGAAATCGATAAACAGGCAGCAGCACCTGATATTTTGTATTCAAAGCATGAGGAATTAATGGACAAGAAGATGGAGCTCATTAAAGCTTTCGACGATCTTACGAACGAATACAGATCGATTGTTAATGTATCAAAGGTATATGACTATTACCAGGCTAAAGAAGAAGAGTTCAGAAAGAAAAAAGAAGCACTTGGTATAAAATGGGGGCTGCCAAATGAGAAGAAATAAATGCATACGAGTTTATCTTACAGATGAAGAGTATAAGATGCTTGATTATATTTGTGAGGATGGAATCAAAAGAGCATCAGCAGTACGGATTATGATTAAAGCAACAGCGAATGATTGTTTTAACATAGCTTCGGACAAGGCTGATATTTTCAACAAGATTTATGATGAAGAAATAGGAGAACGACATGAGTGAAACTGCGTTTAAGCATGTATATTTCGACAACTTCTGTGCGATATGTAAGCACAGGGATACTGATGAATGCGAATCTCCATGTAATGAATGTTTAACTGAGCCGGCAAGAGAACACTCACATACTCCGGCTTATTTTATTAGGAGAGAAAAGGATGATTAGATATTTTGAGATCTATCCTATTTGCGACAATAAGCACGACATGTTGGATACTGTTTCGTACGTGGGGTGGAAATCCGGAAAAACATTTAACGAGATGTTTTATATTTTAGGATTTGATTCAGTATCCGCATTGATTGCTTATGGCACTAAGAAAAGTGTTGATTATTCGCATTTCAGTATCGAAAAAGTATTAATGGATAGATTAAATGCTTATTGTAGGGCGAAAAATCTCCCGTTGAGAATTTCGCCAAAACCTTATATTCGGAGGGGTAATGACAAGAGATAGACTAAACGAGCACAAAGAAAACATGGACAAGATTATGGATCGCTTAGGCGGTAGACGTGATGATATTTGGCAGGACCGATTCATCTACGACATTGCCGCAGCGATCCATGATCTTTTAGTGGAAAAGGAGCGAGAAAAAGATGGTTCTACATGCCAAGCAAATATTCGACAAGGTGCTTCTTGACGGAGAACATTCTGAAGATTTTATAGCTTATATTTCCCATTCCGTGGAAAGAGAATTGGTTAATAATTTTATAGTTCAACTCGAAGACCACAAGCTTCATGTTGTTGCTCTGAAAGAGCCTGAGTTTATAGAAAACCCACCAGGATCGTGGCAGAATCAGAGCGCTTACAGACAAAACCTTGTGTGCTTCACATTCGTCCAGTGTAAAGATTGTTGTATGGCATATCCTTGGTGCCATAGGTTCAGAGACGAACTTGGAGGCGAGGGATTCTGTCCATATGGAAAGGAGCAATAGAAATGGACAAATGGATAGTAGTAGACGCCATAGCTAACTTACTGTTTATATTTTTCCTTATATTGGAAAGCTGTTACATAAAGAAACTCGAGCACGATATCGACGCTCTGAAATCCTGGATCGAAGCATTCTGGAAGATAGATTTTGGAGCGATGGCTGATGCTGTGGCAGAAAATAGGAGGAGGCAAAATGAGTAATCCTTGGAGCCCATGGTGCGAAAGCTGTGCACGAAAAAATAATTGTTATGGCGTGGTGTACAAACCAAAGTGTTTTGCGCCGATAACGAACACGGCAATCGTATGTCCTAGATGCGGAAAAACAGAATACATTAGAAGCTTTGAGCTTGATTTCCAAATACCCAGTAGTGAATACAAGTACAAATGCATAAACTGTAATACATATATTCGGTAGTAGAAAGGAGTAAATAATGGATCTGGGAGCATATGCGCAGATTGATGATCTGAGCAAGATAATGGAGGACAATGGAATTGATGTTCCGAGACTTAGAGGGCTAAGACTTATGAAAGACGAAGAGCCAGTACCAGACGATGAACTTAAGACAATGGCCAAGGAGGAAGGACTCAGAAGATGCACAGATCTTTGCCAGTCTTTACCACCATTCAATTGGAATTCATGCGTGTCGGAATTATCTGATCGAACGGATAGGCTTATTGAGTATTATTGTATATTACCCAGATATGCAAATGGCGGTATAAACCATATGGATCCGATTGATATTCGTTGGGACAGAGTCCATGGCAAGAAGCGTAAAGCGTTCAAATACGTTATCAAAAAAGCCAAGAAAGATGTTTATCAGCAGTATGAGATGTGGAATAAGTATGCCGGCAGGTCGGATGTGCTTTATATTCACTGTCGACTTGGTGCTGGTAACTGGGGCTATTACAAGGGCTGGGACATCATAGAGTCTCGGCCTTGGTTTTTAGACAAAGTAGAAGACTACTTCGACCATACGTATATGGATATTTACGCAAAGATAAAGGAGGTACCTAATGAGCATTATGAACATGTATGATTTTGACGAATGTCTTCTTCTGGACAACAAAGGTAAAAATACAGTTAAGATACAGCCTACAGAAATATCTATAGGCACATTTAGTCTGGATAGCGCTACAGAAATTGAAGTACGGGGAATACTACGAGAGGGCGATTGGAAGCCAAGCGATAAATGGACTATTACTACTCCAAACACTATTGACTTTACAATTCCGTTCGGAGTTGATTATGGGGCCTTTTATAATAAGCCTGCTAAATGGACAACCGAATTAATGATCAAAAACGTTATATTTAACGATCCGGCAACTATAGTATTCTGGGCTGACGGAACCAAGACCGTAGTTAAATGCCAGGACGATGATATTTTCGATCCTGAGAAAGGCCTCGTTATGGCAACCACTAAAAAGGCTCTGGGCAATAAGGGAAACTACTACAACGAGCTTAAAAAGTGGCTGCCGAAAGATGAAGAGGAGACGTTGGAATACACACTGAATACGTCAGTAACATCGACATCAATAAATGATATGGGACAGAGTATAGTCGACGCAGTCAATAAGATGCTGAATCAGCTTGAAGGGAGTAAGTGATGGAATTTAGAGCACAAAACATAGTACGTGATTACATAATGAAGCATCTTGATAAATCAGATGATATTCCGGAATTTGATGTATACACAGTATGGAAATGCAAAGCTTTGCAGAACTGGAAGTTCCTTATATCCAGTACACTCCTGGATGGAATGTATTATGAAATTACATTTAATGGAGATAAAAAAGAATGGTATCTCGATGCATATAAAAAGTTTGAGAATGTAGTGGTCGAAGAGCCGTACGAGACAGTAGTCGCTGTGTACAACGATCTTGGACTGGAAAGGGGCGAGTGATGTCACGTTATATTTTCGATCTGAAGAAATGCCCTAAGTGCGGAAGATTCATGATGGATGATTCTATGCGTATTCAGGGAGGATGGAAAATCAGATGGTACTGCTTATGCGGATACCAAGTGGAGGAAGAGAAATAATGTTCATTATTAAATTAGTGGTGACCTTCTTTCTTATTCTTTGTTTCTATTGGGGTGCAGTCGAGCTTCTTTGGGAAGAGGATAAGATTAGCGACGAATGGCACGACTTTATTCAAGCAATCGGAACTTCATGCATGGCCTTGTTCTTTATTGGAGGAATAGTAACAGTTGGGCTTATGCTTATTTGGTGCCTATGGAAAGGAGTTTGAGAATGAGCGAAAAAGATTGTATTAATGCCGCTCCGGAGATTTGTTTACGTACTAATTGTGAATATGCTGAGAGATTTGCAAATCAACTATTCTGCAGTAAATACGGAAATGAATCTTTCGAATTAACGCCGGTGGTTCCGGAAGACATTGTAAACCACCCATCGCATTATGAGACCGGTAAGTTCGAATGCTTTGATGTTATGAGAGAAGCATTTGGCGATGATGCTGTTAAAAATTTCTGCATTTGCAACGCGTTTAAGTACTTGTACCGTCATCAGAGAAAGAATGGAATTGAGGATATTCGTAAAGCTAAATGGTACATTGACCATTTTCTTGAGATAGTAGATGAGGGATTAAACAATGAATGATATTTTCAAATGGATTATAGATCATCCGGATGTTGAACTGATGATGACCATGCACCGAGATTGGTTCATCGTTCAGCTAACGCATGTGGACAGCCGATACAGGCTCAAGCATGCGTTTTACGTTGAGCAGATGGAGCCTTATATTTTGGATGTTCTTTATGAAGAGCTTAGACGCCGGATGGGGATGTCAGTTTTTATGGAGGAAAGTGATGGCTAATAAAAACGGTGGAATCAGAAGAAGTGACAACGGAATTTATATTTACATAAGCCCGGAGGAGAAAGACCAACTGGACGCTGTTTGCGACTATATGGGCATAAGTAGAAGCAAGTTTGTGCGTATCACGGCAGATGCTGTATATAGCAGAATACTCATGGGAAACTATGATATTTCTGCAGAAGAGATAGCAGAGAGACATAGTGTCGGATATGGAACAGTGATGGACCTTTGTAATATCTATGAATAGGAGTGGCAAATGATTAGAATAGCTTATATTTGCGACCGGAAGAGGCCGTGCAATATGTATGGAGCCTGTGGAAACGAGTGCACTCACACGTTTGATGAATTTCACACAGCTAACGGCATAATCCACAATATCGATGAGCTTGAGACTGACAGATTCAGAAAAGTTTACTGTGTGAATGAAGACACATATTACGAGGAGACAGAAGAATGGTCAAATATTTCTGCGATAGATGCGGAAGAGAAAAAGGAAGAGTAGAATTGTTCGCGGTGACTATCATACCGCCGGAAGTATGGGAATTCCGTGCCGATTTGGCTCAATACGAATATGGAGAATTCCATTTCTGCACAGATTGTATGAAAAAGATATATGAATGCATAGACGAATTAGGGAGGAGAAAATGAAAATTGTACCACATGTAAAATTCTTTGTGTCAAGTAAAGCGACACTGCTGGAAGAAAAGATAGAAAAAGAACTTAAAGAACTTACAGAAGCTGGTTACGAGGTTGATTGCGTGACCAGCAATATTTCTTATGCAGGAGAAAAGGGTTATATGGTTCTTGCTCAGATTGACTATCACGAAGAGATATTCGATGAAGACGAGATCATGATAGAGGAGAGTGAAGATGAGTAAACTGCTTATAGGATTCGCTACTCTGTGGCTCAGTGTGTTTGTTATATTCTCAGCGGCATTATGCGCTCTGAGAATATTCGGTATTGTTTAAGTTCGCAAGAATTACCAGTCGTATAATAGGAGGCCTATCCGTATGGATTACGTCTCCTTTATTTTTGCCAAGTCAAATCATTAATGAAAGGAGATGATATTTTGGACTTGAAAACTTTTGCAAAGGGACTGGTCGCATCAACGCAATCTGCCGAATTTATGACAGGCGCAGCGATAGGCATGGTCCCACTAACAATCCTCTTGTCAGGAAACGCACGGCTTAGAGCCGATGATATTCTGATCGAACTTGAGGAAAAGAACGACCATCAGCCGCTGACCACTGGCGAGAAGGTCAAAGCAACTTGGACGTGTTATATTCCACCGGTAATTGCTGGAGGATTAACCGTCTTCTTTATTTTGTGGTCGCATAAGAAGCAAGGCCAGAAGCTGATAGCCTGGGCGAGTGCATACACGTTGTTGGATAACTCGTTTAGAGACTATCGGAATAAGGTCGAAGAAGTTGTCTCGAAGAAAAAAGTTGAACAGATTAATCACGAAATTCATCAGGACAAGGTCAGCAATATGACAATGTTGGATGACGATATTTTAGCCACAAATTATGGAGACATTCTTTGTGTAGATGATTGGACAGGACTGAAATTCTTCAGCAACAGAAAAGCCATCGATGATGCAGTAGCAGCGACTAATGCAGAGATGGTTGGAGATGTGTACGTACGTCTCAACACGTTATATGAGAACATCGGAATTCCACCTCAGTTCCTGCCAACAGTAGGAGATCATGAAGGATGGAATGTGCTTGTCGATAAGTCGATCAGAGTAGACTATGATACGACACTCGATAAGGAAGGCATACCGACTCTGGTAATGATATACGAGCCAAAGCCAAAGCCGATGTTCGACGAAATTTGAAAGGATTGGTGGGACTATCAAGAGACCATCGATTACTTATATTTAACCAAAAGGAGGAAACAAAAATGGCAGACGTTACAACAGCAGTAGAAGCAGCAGAGGCAGTAGCACAGGTGGCAGCTCCGGTAGCAGTAAACGCAGGAACACTTGATTATAAGAAAGTTGCTCTTATAGCAGGTGGAGTAGTTGTCGTAAGCGTAGGAACATATTTCTGCGTCAAGGCAATCAAGAAGAGAAGAGTAAAGAAGGAAGTAATCGAGTCTGTAAAACAGCCGGTTGTAGATCCTACTCTGGATGAAGTAACCGAGTAACAAGTAACGTAAAGGAGGCGGCCTCTGAAAAGGGGCCGTTTATATTTTGTCAGAAAAAGAAAGGAGAAAACAATGGACAAGAATCAGATAAGGAACTGCGTCAAATTCGGCGTTAAGTTCTTAGGAACAAGTGGTGCAGTAATAATCGGATACAGTCTCGTACCAAGAGGACTGAGCCCATTCGGTAAAGTAGCAACCACAACGGCAGTTATATTTGCAGGAATGGCGTTTTCGGAAATGATGGACGAACAGATCTTAAGGTGCGATGCAGCAATAGATAAGATCGCCAATGGTAATGGTGACTTCATAGTGATGTAGGAGGAAACATGGCTAACGATCTGGAAACCAGAAAAGTAGAGAAAGTTATCCAGGGAACAGCACGGCCGGTTCAGAAGACTCTCGGAAAGAGATTCGCAGAGGTGTTTCTCGGTGATGATATTTCAAGTGTAAGAGAGTATCTGATCTACGATCGATTAGTTCCTGGGATTAAGGAAATGATAGTAGCCGGGATCGAAATGATGCTATTCGGAGGAGACAGAATAGTCAGACGTGACAGAAATCCATCGAAGGCTTCGTACGTATCCTATAACAAAATGTATGCAAGCTCTCCAAGTAGACGAGAAAGAGAACTCAGAGCCGATAGGTATGATCGCGCCAAGGACTTTACTGATTATATTTTCGAGTCTAAAGGAGAAGCCATGGAAGTTCTCGACACATTAACCGAGCTGATTGACGTTTATGATCAGGCTTCGGTCAATGATTTTTATGATGCGATTGGCGTGACCGGAGACTTTACGGACGCTAATTACGGATGGACAGAACTCGGTGGTGCGAGCATCAGAAGAATCAGGGGAGGCGGTTATATTTTGGATCTGCCGAGACCTGTTTTATTGAGGTGATAGACATGGAAAAAGATTTTAAGCCTGATGGATATGTGGTCCAGGCTGGCTACATTGGCTTTTTAAGAGATGGTTCAAAGATGCTCTTCGAGACAGAAGATGCATACAATGATTATATTTGTGAGGAGGCATAACAATGACGTTACCAATAAAGCCGTTTGGCGGTTTATTTAAAGCCCCACCGGGAGGTTTTAAGCTGGCAGCCAGAAACGCAGCTCCAACTGCAATGGTTGTTGGCGGATGTATAGGAATTGGCATTGGTGTATTTATGGCGTGCAATGCGACGCTTAAATGCGACCAAGTTCTTGATGAGGTCCAGAATGATCTGGATCATGTAGATCATATGCGTGATATTTTAGACGAGGAAAAATACACACAGGAAGATTATGATCACGATAAGGCAATAGTTTATGTGAAGGGCGGAGCTAAGCTGGTAAGGCTCTATCTTCCTTCTGCAATTGTTATAATTGGTTCGATCGCCCTGATCCTTGGCGGTCATAATATTCTGAGACACCGTCATCTCGCATTGGCTGGTGCTTATGAATTGCTGAATAAAGGCTATAATGATTATAGAGATCGTGTTAGAGAAGATCTAGGTGAAGACGCCGACCGGAAGTATGCCTACGGGCTCAAAGAAGAGGTCGTGGGCGAAATCGAAGAAATCGACGAAAAAGGCAAAAAGCATAAGAAAAAAGTAAAGGCGCAGATTCCCAGTACTAACCTTGCGTCGCCGTATGCTTTCTTTTGGGGTCCGGGTTATGATGACGGTACTAGTGACGATAATCCCTACTATAACCAAACATTTCTCATCGCGAAGCAGAAAGAATGGAACAGAAAGCTCGCCAACAGAGCAAGAGTCAATGGGTTCGTCACTCTCGCAGAAATTAAGATGGATCTTGGAGCAATGGTCTTTGATGGAACGGAAGTGCAGTTCGCTCATAAGTACGGTAAGCACAAGATCAACTCCGGTGCAATACGCCCAGGAGACCATGAAGTAGGTTGGATTTATGATCCGTATTACGACCCAGCAGAACACAATAATAAGGATCAGATAGACTTTGGTATCTTCAATCCTCGTAACGGAGATGCCATCAATGGCTCAGAAGCAGTATGGATCATCGAGCCAAACATTCAGGGAACTCTTGCTGATATAGTTCCCAGTAGACGCGCCAGGTAATTATTATAGTGGCGATCCTATGCGAGACTATTTTGACTTTGCAACACTAAAACCATGGTGATCTGATCGGTGCTGAAGGGCATCGGTTGGATCACAAAAGTTATATTTTAGTGGCCTGTCCACTATGGTAGAAAGTGGATGGGCTGCGGAAAGGAATTGAGATGAATGAGCTAAAAATACTGGCTGGATTTGTTTTTGGAGTCGGAGTCGGAATTTTGGCTTCTAAGCGATTTTTTGAAGAAAAGTATAAAGCAATCGCTGATGAGGAAATCGCCTCTGTAAGGGCAAATATGGGCCGTAGAGGGCATATTCTGGAGCATAGTTCCCTGGAAGAGCCTGAAAAGGTAAAACCAGAGCATCCAAAAGACCCTAGAAAGCCTATTGAGATGGTTCGGACGACCGATATTCCAAAGGTATCTAAGACACCTGTTTTTGTTTCGAGTATAGATAATATGTACGAAAAGAAAGAGGTAAAAGAAGATCCTGCAGAAGCCGAACATCCTGAAGATGACAGAACAGATGATGCGTATGTTATATCTGAAGAGGACTTCTCTGAAACAGAACTTGGATATGACAAAATAACTCTTCATTATTATATGGATGATGATATGATTGTAGATGCGGATAGTGGTGATTGGTCATCCAACATCAGTTCTACAATGGAACAGGAGATCCGCGATTCTGATGAAGAGGAGTTATATTTCAGAGATGATGCAGCTGGTGCCGATTTTGAAGTTATACGTATTAAAGGGGCGTATTATATTGACGTATAAGGAGGTTGGCGTATGGTGAAAAAGACCGAAGCCGATTTCTATGACGGATATTTTCGATGGTTACTTGATACCGTTATGTTCCGGGACATGAAGAGGTCCGGACGTAGCTATTTATATTTGCTGAAACAAATGAGAACTATTCAGTTTACCTGGAGCGTGGATAGTGACGTCAACCGCGCGGAAGATGGCAAATATTTGAGGTATACATATGCGGAAATGGTTGGTACTGACTATGAGATTAAAGGCGCATGCAACTTCTTGGAGATGTGTATAGCGCTTGCTTCTCGTATGAATGATGATATTTTCGATGCTGATCCGACGGCTCGGCCGGCTCGTTGGTTCTGGATCATGATGGAAAATTGTGGTCTGGATAAGTATACGGATGACAATTTTGACCCACTTGCAGTGGAGCAGATTTGTATGAGAATCATCAAAAGACAGTACAATCGTACGGGAAAAGGAGGCTTATTTCCGCTAAAACACCCTAAAGAAGACCAGAGAAAAGTAGAAATTTGGTACCAAATGCAGGCTTATATTTTGGAAAATTTTGATTATTAAGTGACAAAATTGAACTGAAAATGGAAAATTTTTGACGGTGAAAATGATGAAAAATGTCACTTGTTACACTTTTGTGACAAAAAAGGTGCAAATTTAAATCGCTGAAACCGTTGAAATTTCAACGTTTGTGACGAATGTTACACTTTTTCCTCTTACCTAATATACGTAAAAAAAAACATATATATAGAAAAGTTTTCTGGGACGTGAAAATGTGTATTTGTGTCACACATGATTTTATAGGAGAATTGCATGGATTTTTATCAAATAAGAGAACGGAGTACTAAAAGAGGGACGATTGAAGTATATCCGGACTTCACTGTTGGCCGTTCTCGAGACATAATGGTTAGAGGTAAATCCTTTTATGCAATTTGGGATGAAGAGGCTGGCATGTGGTCTACGGATGAATTTGATGTCCCGAGACTGGTCGATGCAGATCTTAATGCGTATAGAAGCAAAATGACGACAGAGGATTCTGTAAGTGTTAGATATTTAAAGAACTTTTCTTCTAAGTCATGGCTTGATTTTAAGAAGTTTATGAACTCAATGTCAGATAATGCAGTTCCTCTGGACAGTAAGATTACGTTTGCCAATACAGAGGTTAAGCGTAAAGATTATGTAAGCAAAAGACTTCCATATGCTATAGGAGAAGGACCGATCGATGCGTACGAAGAGTTGGTTAGTACATTATATTCTCCGGAAGAACGTCAAAAGATCGAATGGGCTATTGGCGCTGTTATATCTGGCGATGCAAAGAAGATTCAGAAGTTCTTGGTATTCTTTGGCGATCCAGGAACTGGTAAGTCGACTATCCTTAATCTGATTGAAAAATTGTTCGAAGGATACTATACAGCATTTGAAGCTCAAGACCTTGTCAGCACAAGCAATATGTTTTCTACTGAAATGTTCGGATCAAATCCTTTAGTCGCAATACAGCATGAGGGAAATCTTAGTAGAATTGAGGACAATTCGAAGATTAATTCGATTGTGTCTCATGACGATATGGTTATAAAAGAGAAGTATAAGCCTTCTTATACTACAAAACTTAATTGTTTCTTGTTTATGGCCACAAATAAACCGGTAAAGATTACTGATTCGATGTCCGGAATACTAAGACGTTTAATAGATGTCCGACCTACAGGAGAAACTGTTCCTCCAAAACGATATAATGCGTTGGTAGAACAACTTGATTTTGAATTAGGAGCAATAGCCCAGCATTGTCTGGACGTATATTTAGAAATGGGCAAGAATTATTATAATAATTATCGTCCAGTTGATATGCAACTTAAGACTGATGTGTTTTACAACTATGTTGAAGAGCAGTACTTTATATTTAAGAAACAAGATGGTACTACTTTGAAGGCTGCATATGAAGCATATAAGGTCTATTGTGACGATTCATTAGTTGGTTTTAAAATGCCGATGTATAAATTTAGAGAGGAGCTAAAGAATTACTTTAAAGAATTTAAAGACATAACACGAATTGATGGAAAACAGATACGAAGTTACTATAGTGGATTCCTTTATAAGAAGTTTGATAAGAAGATGGAAGTTGAGTCTAATGAAACAGAACAGCTTCCATCTTTAGTTTTCGAGAGACAAGATTCTATATTTGATACTGAGTTTGAGAATTGTCCTGCTCAATATACGACAAAGAACGAAACTCCATTACAGAAATGGGATGAGGTTACAACAACTCTTGGCGAGTTGAATACAAAGAGACTTCATTATGTTAAAGTTCCTGAGAATCTTATAGTTATTGACTTCGATCTTAAAGATGATAGCGGAGAGAAATCATTAGAGAAGAATCTCGATGCTGCATCTAAATGGCCGCCGACATACGCAGAGTTTAGTAAAGGCGGAAAGGGAATTCATCTTCACTATATTTACGAGGGCGATCCGGATAAGCTTAGTCGTTTATATTCTGAAGGTATAGAAGTTAAAGTCTTTAAAGGTAATTCTTCATTGAGAAGAAAACTAACTAAATGCAATAACATTCCAATTGCAAAGATTAACAGTGGGCTTCCATTGAAAGGAGGGAAAGCCGTGGTTAACTTTGAGTCCGTAAAAAGTGAGAAAGCTTTAAGGACTATAATCAAGAAAAGCCTTAATAAAGAGTATGAGCCGCATGCAACAAAGCCTGCGATCGACTTTATATTTAAGGTATTAGAAGATGCGTACAATGATGGATTGAACTACGATGTTCGAGACATGAAGCCATCTGTTATATCCTTCGCGGCGAATAGTTCACATAATGCCGACTATTGCTTGAAGAAGGTAACGGAGATGAAGTTTGCATCTGAAGAGATTTCATCAGCAACGACAGGAAAGTATAAAAGCGACAAGTATGTCTTTTATGATGTAGAAGTCTTTCCAAATTTGTTTGTCGTTGTGTGGAAGATGGAGGGCAAAGATCCTGTTAAGATGATAAATCCTTCGCCAATTGATATTGAGGATCTTCTTAGGTTCAAACTCGTTGGCTTTAATAATCGTCGTTACGACAATCATATTTTGTATGCTAGATTAGTCGGTTATGATAATGAGCAGCTCTTCAGACTTTCGCAGAGAATAGTCGAAGGTCATCGAACCGCAATGTTTGGGGAAGCATATAATTTATCATATGCTGATGTGTACGACTTCTCATCAAAGAAACAGAGTCTAAAAAAGTTCGAGATTGAGCTTGATATTCATCACCAGGAATTAGGTTTGCCTTGGGATGAACCAGTGCCGGAAGAACTTTGGGAGAAGGTTGCGGATTATTGTATTAACGATGTAGTGGCAACAGAAGCAGTATTCAACGCAAGAAAGCAAGACTTTATTGCTCGTGAAGTTTTAGCCGATATTTCTGGTTTGACTGTTAATGATACGACACAAATGCATACAGCTAAAATTATATTTGGAAACGATCCTAAGCCTCAAAGTAAATTTGTTTACACAGATCTTAGTGAGATGTTTCCAGGTTATACGTTTGAAGCTGGCCATAGTCAGTATCGTGGAGAAGATCCAGGAGAAGGAGGCTATGTTTATGCGGAGCCTGGAATGTATTCTGATGTTGCGCTGCTGGATATTGCATCTATGCATCCGAATAGTTTGATTAATCTTAATGCGTTCGGACCATATACAGATAACTTTAAGCAGCTTCTTGACGCGAGACTTGCGATAAAGCATAAAGACTTCGAGTCAGCAAAAAAGATGCTTGGCGGAGCATTAGCTCCATATTTGGAAAGCGAAGATCAGGCTAAAGATCTTGCGTATGCTCTAAAGATCGTAATCAATTCTGTTTATGGTTTAACATCAGCAAAGTTTGATTGTAAGTTTAAAGATCCTCGTAATGTCGATAATATCGTGGCAAAACGAGGAGCTTTATTTATGATTGATCTTAAACATGAAGTACAAGATCGTGGATACACAGTTGCTCACATTAAAACCGACTCTATTAAAATACCTAATGCGGATCAAGAGATTATTGATTTCGTTATGGAATTCGGTAAGAGATATGGTTACACGTTTGAGCATGAGGCTACGTACTCTAAGCTATGTTTGGTTAACCAGTCAACGTATATCGCAAAAGATGCATCAGATGGGCATTGGACAGCGACAGGAGCGCAGTTCCAAGTTCCTTATGTCTTTAAGACCTTGTTCAGTCATGAGCCACTCGTGTTCAAGGACTTTTGCGAGACAAAGACCGTTACCTCGGCGTTATATTTAGACATGAATGAAGATCTTGATGAAGATCAGCATGATTACCACTTTGTCGGAAGAGCTGGTTCATTCTGTCCTATTAAACCAGGTTGTGGCGGCGGTCTGTTATTAAGACAGACAAAAGATGGTGGCTTTGCCTTTGCCACAGGAACAAAAGGTTTCAGATGGATGGAGGCAGAAATGGTTTCGTCTTTACACAAAGAAGACGACATAGACGATTTATATTATAAG